GCAACGCCAAGACCCGTAACGAGTTAGGCCACGTCGAGAGACGCCGCCATAGGCCCTGCCGTGAGGCACTGCCAACCATCGCCGGCACGTCGAGAGACGCCCGGCACCTATTCCAAAGGAGGCGCCGCCGCAAGGCCGCGTATCTGAATGAGCAAGCTAACCCCCAAGCAATCCAGATTTGTGGACGAGTACCTTGTTGATCTGAACGCTACGCAGGCGGCAATTCGCGCTGGATATAGCGCAAAGACCGCCAGAGCGACGGGGCAAGAAAACCTGACAAAACCTGCAGTCGCCGATGCGATCCAGGAGCGCATGAACGATCGCTCCGAGCGGACCAAGATCGACGCCGACTTCGTGCTGCATGGCATCGTGAAGAACATCAAGCGCTGCGAGCAGGCCGAGCCGGTTCTGGATCGAGAGGGCAACCCGGTGATCGTTGACGATGGCGAGGGCAACCTGGCCGCCGCCTACAAGTACGACGCCACCAACGCTCTGAGAGGGTACGAGCTGGTCGGCAAGCACCTGAAGATGTTTACGGACAAGGTGGACCACTCCAGCAGCGACGGATCCATGAGCCCGAAACACGTCTCCGACGACGAGCTGGACGCCCGGATCGCCGAGCTATCCAAGCAGGTAGGGCATGGGCAATGACAGCGCCGAGGCCAAACGCGCCCTACTGAAAGCACTGGAGGAGAAAGCCAGGCGCAAGCGCTACAACCTCATCAAGGATCTGTTCCCGGACACCGGCCCGCACCGCCGCGAGCTTTACCCCAAGCACATGGAGTTCTTCCGGGCTGGCGCAATCCACCGGGAGCGCCTGTTCATGGCCGCCAACCGCGTGGGCAAGACCGTGGCCGGGGGCGCCGAGCTGACCTACCACATGACCGGCGAGTATCCGGACTGGTGGGAAGGCTACCGATTCAGCCGCCCGGTGCAGTGTCTGGCGGCAGGCGACACCAGCAGCACCACCCGGGACATTATCCAGAGCAAGCTGCTTGGCGGTTTGTGGGGCACGCCTGAGTTCGGTACCGGGCTGCTTCCTGGCGACAAGCTGGGCAAGCCAACGCCCGCCCGAGGGGTGGCCAACCTGTACGAAGAAATCACCGTCGATCACGTCAGCGGCGGGACCAGCCACTTAATGCTGCGCAGCTACGAGCAGGGCCGAAAGATCTTCCAGGGCACCGAGCAGGATTACGTGTGGCTGGATGAGGAAGTGCCCAAGGACGTGTACGACGAGGCACTGATTCGAACCATGACAACCCGGGGGCTGGTGGCCATGACCTTTACGCCACTGTCCGGCCTCACTGAGCTGGTTGTCGATTTCCTTGAAGCCAAGCACAACCAGGAGCCACTGGCATGAGCAAGCCCGTCACGCAGATCAAAGCGCCCGAGGACAGCTGCAACCCAGCCGTGCGCGACAACCTGCTCAAGATGGTGACCGAGAAGGGCATTCGTAACGGCACGATCAAGAAAAGCATTGCCCGGCAGCTGTACCCGAAGGCGAGAGCCGGCCAGCAGCTGACCATCGGGCCGGCCAGGCTGACTGTCGTTGAATGAGTCGCTACGTCGTTCAAGCGGGCTGGAAACACGTGCCTCATATCAGCCAGCAGGACATTGACGATATGAGCAAGTCGATTAGCTCGCATCAGCTGGACGCCCGGATGAACGGCAACCCCTCCCTGGGAGCCGGCGCCATCTACCCGGTACCGGAAGAAGATTTCCTGTGCGACCCGTTCCAGATCCCGCCTTGGTTCCCGCGCCTGTACGGCATGGACGTGGGCTGGAAGAAAACCGCCGCCATCTGGCTGGCGCACGACCGCGACACCGACATTGTGTACGCCTACTCCGAGCATTACCGGGGCCAGGCCGAGGCGCCGATCCATGCCAAGGCCATCCGCCTGCGGGGTGACTGGATCCCCGGCACCATGGACACCGCTGCCCGGGGCCGCTCTCAGGTCGACGGCAAGCAGCTGTGGAGCCTGTACGAGGACGAAGGGCTGCACCTACACAAGGCCAACAAGGCCGTTGAGGCCGGGCTGATGGAAGTGGGCGACCGCCTGTCCACGGGCCGTCTCAAGATCTTTCGCACCCTGCAGAACACCCTGGGCGAGATCCGCCTGTACCGGCGTGACGAGAAGGGCCGGATTGTGAAAGAGAACGACCACCTGATGGATGCGCTGCGCTATGGCGTGATGAAGCTCTCGATTGCCACCACGCGCCCCGCTCCGCAGGCCATTAACAGCTACGCACCCGGCGATCCGACCGCAGGATACTGATATGTACGCAGAACAGATTAGCCCGGAAGAAGCCGAGCAGATCAAGCGCGAGGAGAACCTGAACGCGCTTGGCACCAAGCTCGACCGCCTGGCCCAGGAGCAGGTAACGGCTCGTAAGCAGCTGGAAACCCGCTGGCTCAAGGATCTGCGCCAGTACCATGGCGAGTACACCCCGGACCAGCTGGCGCGCATGGAGCGCAACAAGTCCTCTCAGGTCTACGTCAACATCACCCGGAACAAGACCCGGGCCGCGATTGCGCGCATGAGCGACATGCTCCTGCCCAACGACGACACCAACTTCGGGCTCAAGGCCACACCGGTACCGGCCACCAGTGCCACCAACGGCCAGTCGATGCAGGCCGATATGCAGCAGTACCAGGATCCCGAGGCGTTGAGGCAGGCCACGGATCCGGCGATGCAACCCGGCATGGACCCGCAGCAGCCGCAAGCGCCGGCCAAATCGGCGCACGACCAGGCCAAGGACGCCGCCGACGAAGCCGCCCGCAAGATGCAGCAGCAGATCGAGGACGACTTTGCCGAGGCCAACTACAACGCCCACACCCGGGACGTGATTCAGGATGCCTGCCTGCTGGGTACCGGCGTCCTGAAAGGGCCGACCGTGGTCAACCGCACCCGCCGGGCCTGGATCACTGACCCCGAAACCGGCCAGAGCGTTCTGGAGGTTCAGGAGGAGCTGCGCGCCGGGCTGGAGCGTGTTGACCCGTGGGATGCCTTCCCGGATATGTCCGCCGCCAACGCGGCCGAGGCCGAATTCTGGTTTGAGCGCAAGCTGCTCAACCGCAAACAGATGCGTGAACTGGCCGACCTGCCTGGCGTCATGCTCAACCAGCTGCGTCGCGCCCTTGAGGACGACGAGGGCCGCCACATCGCCGAGGATCGCCGCCACGAGCTGCGCCAGATTACCGGCGTGGATACCGTCACCAACGATAAGAAGTACGAGCTGTGGGAATACTGGGGACCGATTGACAAGGACGAGCTGCGCGCCTGTGGCTGCGAGGACATCGACGACGATCCACTGGTGGAGTACACCGGCTGCGTGCTGATGGTCGGCGGCCATGTGATCAAGGCCGCGATCAACCCGCTTGAGTCCGGCGACCTGCCTTACTCCGTGTTCAACTGGGAAGAAGACGGCGCCAGCATCTTCGGCTTTGGTGTGCCGTACCTGATGCGCCAGCCGCAGAAGGTGGTTAACGCTGCCTGGCGCATGATGATGGACAACGCCGGCCTGTCCGCCGGTCCGCAGATCGTGATCAAGAAGCGCGCCGTGACTCCGCAGGATGGCGACTGGTCACTCCGGCCCAACAAGATCTGGCTCGATACCGGGGAGGAGCCGGTGGGCAATGCCTTCCAGTCCTACCAGATCAACAACAACCAGGGCGACCTGTTCGCCATTTTTGAGGCGGCACAGAAGCTGGCCGACACCGAAACCAACCTGCCCATCCTACTCCAGGGTGAGGGCGTCGGAGGCGGTCCGGGCTCCAAGACCTTCGGTGGCATGCAGATGCTGATGAACAATTCCAACATCGTGCTGCGCTCCGCCACCAAGAACTTTGACGACGGCGTGACCACCCCGACCGTCCGCCGCTTCTACGACTACCACATGATGTACACGGATCGCCCCGAGATTAAGGGTGACTTCGACATTGTGGCCAAGGGCACCAGCGTGCTGATTGCCCGGGAGGAGCAGCAGGAAAAGCTGATGATGCTGTCCCAGGTGGCGGCCAACAACCCGATCTTTGCCGAGCTGACCAAGTGGAGCGGCCTGTACCGCGAGATCCTGCGCACCCTGCAGGTGCCGGTCGATACCGTTTCCTACACCGATGAGGAGCTGGAGCGAAAGCAGCAGGAGAAGGGCCAGCAGGAGGAAATCCCGCCCGAGATCCAGGTGAAGATGAAAGAGCTGCAGTTGCGTGAGCAGGAGCTGGAGCTGAAGGCGCAAGAACAGCAGTTTGAGCAGGAGTACAAGGTGGCCGAGCTGCAGACCCGCCAGGAGAAAGACCGCATGGAGATCGCCCTGAAAGAAGGTATCACCATGGCCCAGCTGGAGGCCAAGGTCGGCATGCACTCGCAGAGCCTGGAGGCCGAGATGCAGAAAACCGCCGCCACGCTGAGAACCAACCGCGAGACCAAGGCCGCCCAGCTGGCCGACAGCCAGAACGAGCGCATGGCCCGCCGGCAGAACCAGGCAATGGGGTATGACAGCTACTGATGGCCATTGATCGACACTCCGACACCTGGCAGGCCACCGAGCAGTGGCTGCAGGAGCGCCGCGAGGATCGCGTCATTTCACTGATCCACGGCTCCCCCAATGACGACAAGTTGCGCGGCGAGATCCGCGTGATCGACGACTTACTGGCGTTTGCCAGCGAGAAACCGGAGCCGGCCTCCGAGCCGAGTTCTGACTACTGACCTGCCCCCACCCGGGCAACCACAACCAGCCGTTCGGGAGAACCGCTATGCCACACCCAGACCAGCCGCTTGACAAGCCGCAGGACGACGATGCCATCGCTGACGACGAACAGGGCTTCGAGGATGCCTTTGCCGAATACGCGCAAGGCTCCACCCCTGCCGAAGAACGCGATGAGTACCACCGAGATCCGGACGCCACACCTGATGAAGAAGGTGAGGAGGATTCAGACGGGCAAGATGACATTGCCGAGAAGCTGAAGGCACTGGAAGCCGAGAACGAGAAGCTGCGCCACTCCGACGCCAGTCAGCGCGGACGACTTGGCGCCTACCAGCGACAGATCAACGAACTGCAGCGCAAGCAGCAGGAACTGGAATCTGCCAAACCCACCAACGATAGCGGGGAAGCTCAGAGCGACGACCAGCAGCGACAGGACATGGCCGAGTCCATGGGTGTTGATGACTGGGCGGAGTTCAAAGAGGACTTCCCCGATATGGCACGCGCCTTCGAAGCTCGTCTCAAAGCAGACCAGCAGAGACAGGCGAAGTTAGAGCAGGAGGTCGCCGAGTTGCGATCGACTGTGCAGCCCATCCAAGAACAGGCCCATCAGCAACAGCTTCAGTCTGAGTATGCCCGCCTCGAAAGCCGGCATGACGATTGGCGAGAAGTGGTCAATGCGCCCGAGTTCGATACATGGCTGAAAACTCAGAACCCCTCGATACAGGCCTTGGCCGAGTCCGACAGCGCCGACGATGCGTCCGCGTTACTGGATTTCTACAAGGGTTCCAACGGAGGGGGCGACGACACCAGCCGTGCGAAACCGCACGACAAGCGTCAGAGCCGACTGGCCAACGCCCAGACTGTCAGCCGCCGGGGAGCGGGACAGCGAAGCGGCGCACCAGACGAGTTCGACGCGGCCTTTGAACACTACGCCGCCAAGCAACAGCAACGGCGGTAAGTCAATAATCCGATTGGAGTAACACACCATGCCTTCTACCGCATACGGCGACATTTCCCAGCGCACCGCCGCCTGGGCCGCTACTGAAATGCTCTCCCACGCCGAGCCGATCCAGGTTCTGTCAAAGTTCGGCCAGTCCAAGCCCCTGCCGAAGAACAAGGCGGATACCGTCAAGTTCCGTCGGCCGGTCCCGTTCGCCAACGTCACCGTGCCCCTGTCTGAGGGCGTCACTCCCAGCGCGCAGCAGATGGCGTATGAGGACGTGACCGTTCAGATCAAGCAGTGGGGCGCCTGGGTCGAGATCACCGATGTGGTCAATGACCTGGCCGAGGATCCGGTGCTGTCCGATGCCTCCACCCTCTGCGGCGAGCAGGCGGCGGAAACCATCGAGTACCAGACCTGGGGCGCGATCCGGGCCGGGACCAACGTGTTCTATGCCAACGGCTCCACCCGTGGCGCTGTGGACAGCGTGTATACCCTGGCGAAGCAGCGCGCGGTCACCCGCTCCCTGAAGGGCAACCGGGCCAAGAAAGTGACCAGCATGGTCAGCGCCTCCCCGAACTACGCCACCGAGCCCGTCGACGCTGCGTTCATCGCGTTCGCGCACACGGACCTGGAGGCCGACATTCGGGATCTGCCGGGCTTCACCCCGACCGAGAAGTACGGAAGCATGAAAGCGCTGCCGTATGAGATCGGCAAGGTGGAGGACGTGCGTTACGTGATGTCTCCCGTGCTGGACTCCTTCCCGGATGCCGGCGGTACCGCGTCCACCAATGGCGTGATCTCCACGTCCGGCACCGCCGCCGACGTGTACCCCATCGTCATTGTG